ACGGCAAAGAATGGCAAGGGTGCAAGAAATTCTTCGTGGTCCTTTACATAACTATCTAATTCAAAGTGATATGACCCTAATTCCTGTATCATTCTTACATTTAATAAGCTGGCCATAATCAAATCATCCGTATCCCCGATCTTTGCAGCATAACTGCCTGCATGTGCCACAAATGCTTTTAATTCACTGATAAGACTACGACTATTAATGGTTAGTTTCTTGCTTTCTAGTAGTGTCTTAAACTTAGCACAGGCAGTTAGTTTACTTTTATTTGTAGTATTAAAACCCTTACGCTTCTTTCCCGGTTCGCTGATAAATGTTCCGGGGATATTATTCTCTCCATATTCGTTTAATGACACTAATGAGGCCTCACCGATACTGTTATTCTCTACAGAATAATATAAATTGTTTGGTTCACCTGTACATTCAACTATGTATTTGTTTATCTGTGCAATAAGTTTAATCTGTGTTGGAATATCAGTTTTGTTGTGTTTCCACTCACCAATCTGTGTAACAGTATTTGCTTCAAAGATTTGTATTGCCGCTGGATCACTACCAGTACCAAGACTTGGATCTAATGATACTGTATAGATACTGCCCTTTTTTGGTTTCTGATACCAACGAACTTGTCCCATTCTAGTTATAGGTTCTATTCCTTCTAACATCAATAATGTATTAGGATTGATAAGTGTTTCATCAGCGATAATAAATTCACAACCAATCTCTCGGTTAAAACGATCCTCGCCAAGCTGTGCTTTCATTTCATCAGCCCACTTTTGATCTCGGCCTGGTTGTTCATGCCACTCTGCTCTATATGCTCTAAAGCCATTGATACCTAATTCAGTTGTGTTACCAAATTCATCTTCAGTTTTGTTAGCACCTTTCCAGATGAAGGCAAACTGATCCTCGTCACTGTTTGGTGTACTTGTGATAATAGCTTTACCACCAGTACTTAATGTTGGAGTAATAGCTGTCCAGAATTCTTTAGCGATACTTGGTCTAACGAACGCAAACTCGTCAAGGTATAGTAGTGTAATACTCATACCACGACCTGTGTTTTCAGTTGTAGTTGCACTTACAATACGACTACCATTCTCAAAGTCCAATGAGCCTTTGTTATATGTTGTTACACCTGCTTTGATATAGTCTGGACAGTTTTCATATGCGTAACGAACACGCTGCATGATCTCTTGTGCGCCCGTGTACTTATGTGCTGCGATAAGAATCGTACTGTCTGGTACAAACATAGCATACCAAAGTAAGTAACCAGCAGCACTGGTTGATTTACCTGATTGTCGAGGCATCAAGCTGATACTAAAGCGATAGTTATGATAGGTGTTGATTAATCGTTTTTGATAATCATAGGGATGATACACCATACTACCTTTAGTAGGGTGTTGTATTACAAAGAAGTTATCCATGAAGTATAGATAACCCGTAACAGGGTCACAGCACTTTATAAAGTCTTGTAATTCCTTATCGTTCTTAAATTTTGTTTTAGTATAGGGATCTTTAACTAAAGATGCCTGTCCTGTTTTTGTCATACTCATAATGAGTATTTATTAAAAATTATTTGATATCCAATGGTCTTTGCTTGGTAGCAACGATACAGTAGAATTTCTCTCTTGCTGTTATTTTCTTTTCACCATCTTCTGGGTCGGGGAATTCTATGTCAAACTCAAAGTTTTCAAACTTATCAATATTAAATCCAGTACGTACAATTAGTGCGGCTAATTGATCTTGCCCCAAAATACTATAGTGATTTAAGTTTTGTTCATGCCGTCTCTCACATCCTGGCTGAGGGACTTCAATATAAATCTTACCAAATTGTTTAAGAACACGATTGTATTCCATTAGACTAAAGATAGGATATGGGCTATGCTCTAATGCATGACGTAAGAATAAGAAATCTACACTTTCATCATAGTAACCTTCACTTTGTGGAAGAAAACTCAAATCATACTTTTTAATTGTATGTCCTTTATCCTCACATACTTTGATATCCCCAGGACTTAATGTTACACCAGTTAAGTCAGTATACTCACGCTTTTTCATTTCATCTAAAAAATAGCCTGGACCACATCCTAAATCTAATATTTTAGCATCTTTTGAAAGATTTAATGGATCAATGTATTGTTTAACTACAGTTTCAGTTAGACCCCTGTGCATTTCGCTATCACCTTCGTCATATATATGTGCGGTGTATAGCCACTCGTTATAAAATTTAAGTTTAATTAAATCTAGTGTTTGGTTAATATCAATAAGCATTCAGAATCCTGTAATTTGTTATAATTACTTATTCTAGGATTTGATACTCTGATTATTTTCTTTTGTAACCTTTAAAAGGTTTTACTATACTCTGGACGTTTGTATCTGGCAATTCCGTACTTTCATCATCACCGTGATTCAAATCTACAATGTCACTACCCACTGCTTTATATGCTTGTTTAAGCATTTTTGATTCTATGTCAGTATATGGGTGAGCAGTGTTATAACGACCACTCCATGTTTCTGCATCTATCTCCAATGGAGTAGTTCCATCAGCACTAGCAACTGCCATCATAATACGATTCAATTCATAGGTGCGGTCATATCCTCCCGGATCACGAAACTTATGTAATCCACGCATAGCAAAGGATTGGCGTTTAGTAGGTGTACCAATAGTGCGTTGTTCATTTAAAAATTCACTTGCTCTCATTTTGGATAACCTTTAAACGCTTTAACTGGACTAGTTTTATCTACACCTGGTGCTTCTTCACTTTTCTTAGTGCTGATTAATACTTTGGTACCAGGAACACCTGTTTCTTTCATAGCATATTCAATATCTTTTTCAATCTCACCGTCCATATATGAACTTACAATCATGTTCTCTCCCCACGGAGTTTCTTTTTCAAAGTTATAAGGTGGAATACTATCTTGTTCTCTTTCTAGTTGGCCACGGGCTCCAGCTAATGCTACTCCAAAACGATATTGTTTATAGAAATCACTGTTGGGTAATCCTGGAATAGTATAAGTACCCGGCATCGCTCTAGCAATATCAACCGACAGTGCAGCACGTTGTTCCGTTATGAATTCTTTGGCTCTCATACTGTTGTTTGATTTTCAGTCTCTAAATTGAAATTGTTTTCTGTGTCAAGATCAGTATTGATAGAACCATCAACTTGAATAGCTAATCCAGCTACGGGTACTCCAGTCCAAGTTATTTGTGCTGATATGAAGTGAAATATTGTAGTGTCTATTAATGGATTAACCAAAATACGAATATTTGATTCAAAGATATCCATATCATAGTCAGTTAATACATTACCGTTAAACAAGGTATTGTGTCCATTCCACTTTAAATCACTACCATCATTTATTACTGATACATTTAATGTGATGTTTTCAGTATCAGTAGATAATGTATCATTAGAATTAATCTGAAATATGCCTTGTGTAAATGTTTCTACTGGGGCTGTAAATATAACTTGATCAGCAGTTAATCCAGCTGAATAAGCACTTGAAGTAAAAAATCCTGTGCTATATAACTGACTAAAATTATTGTTAATTTTCTCAAAGGCCGTACGTAACGGATCACCTTCCCCATCATTGGGTTGAGCACCTATATTAATTACTTCTTGGGTCATGTCTAAATCCTAAACTATAGTGTATTTATCACTATTTAGGGATTAGTCAGAATTGACTTCTTCAAAAATCTTCTTCTGTTTGGTGTACCATTCAAGTATCGCTTCTAATTGAGCCGCGCATTCATGTCTGGTGCTGTAGTTTTTTGCTACAACTTCCATTAAATTGCTCAATGTTGTAGTTTTACCCTCAATTGTTTGTAAGGGTTTGCAGATTTGTGTCAATTGTTCCGGCAATTCAGGGAACTTCTGCTGTACCGGAACTACTGTGCTACAGGCTGATAAAAAGATTACCAATAATAGTAGTAGTTTTTTCATTTCTTAGGGGCCAATATCATGGGTGGATTAGCCAATTGATTGTGCAAATCAGTAGATACTTCTATCTGTTTCTTTAATAATGTTGGGTCATTTTTTGCTGCTGCGTTGTGGGTAGTGATAACTATCTCTGGGATTTCGCAGATATTGTTATATTTCACAATTTCCCTGTCAATAAATTGTACTATGTCATC